TGCGGCGGTCGCACACAGCGGCACGGTGGTCGGCGGTTCATCCGGCATGGTGCGCAGCGGCGTTCCGGCGTCAGTCTTTGCGAATGCGCCGCGCTACCACAACGGCACGAACGGCCCTCTCGGTCTGCGGGCAGACGAGCATGCGGCGATCCTGCAGAAAGGCGAAGAGGTTCTCTCGAAAGACAATCCGCGTAACATCCTGAACGGCGGCGGAAGGGGCAGCGCGGGCGGCGGTGGTGGCAACGGTATCCGACAGGTTCTGGCTATCGGCGACACCGAAGTTGCGAAGGCGATGGCGGGCTCTGCGGGGGAAGATACGGTGCTCACTCACCTGAAGGCGAACATCCCGACGATCCGACAATGGGTTAAAGGCTAAAATGCTGCCACCTTAAAACCTACCGGAGTGACGCCGTGGCGAACGCATGGACGATCATGCCGGACTGGACTAGCGGCGTCACGGAGTCACTGATGTGGCTCACCGACGTTTTGCAAGGCCAGTCCGGTGCAGAACAAAGAAGGCAGCTTCGGGTAACACCCCGACGCCAGATCGAGATGAACTTCATCTGCGAGCGCAACGAGCGCACGCTGTTCGATCTGGCTATGCAGAGTGGCGGGTCAGCCGACTGGCTGGTCCCGCTTTTCTTCGACGGCGGAGTAACGACCGCCGCATTCACGGCGGGCGCTCCGGCTATCGGCATCGATACGACCTACACCGAGTTTCTCGCGGGCACTCAGGTTCTGATCTACGGCGACGCGTTCAACTACGAAGTCCACACGATCCTGTCGCTTTCCGACTCGACGATGACTTTTTTGGAAGTAACTTCGAAAGACTGGCCGGGGGGCACGCGCGTCTACCCGCTGCGTGAAGCCATGCTCACGGACCAGCCGGAGCCGTCGAAGCTCTCATCTCGCGTCAGCCAGGGCACCGTACGCTTCCAGATGACGGCCAACAACGGCTTCGCGCCCAGCTTTGGGGCCGTGGATACCTACCTCGGCAATCCCGTCCTTCTGGACGCCGGTAACGAGGCGAACGCTATCGACATCGGCTGGGAGCGGCAGAACCTCGACCTCGACGGTCAGACGGGCGTCGTATGGCGCACGGACACGGCCGGGTTCCCCTCTTTCAAGCAGAGCATGTCGCGCCTCGTCGTCGGCAAGCAGGAGCGCGCGGCTGTGCGGTCACTGCTCTACGCCCTGTGCGGCCAGCGTATCCCGGTCTGGATTCCGACCTTCGCCGAAGACCTGTTCTTGAAGGCGGCATCGCTCGGCCACTCGCTCGATGTCGAGATGTGCGGCTACTCGACCTTCGGCGTGAACGTCATCGGCCGCAAGGATATCCAGATCGAGCTATGGGACGGCACGCGCTACTACACGGCGATTACCGGCTCGAACATCCTGAACTCGACGACCGAGCGCCTGAACATCGCAGTGCAGGGTTTCGGCCGCACGATCACGCCGGACCTCGTTAAGCGCATCTCATTCATGAACCTCGCCCGGCAGGCGACCGACAACATCGACATCCTTCATCACACTGATAACCACGGAGCGGCAGAGGTAAAGCTGTCGTTCCGCAGCACTCCGGAGATTCGCAATGTCGTTTGACACACTTGAACGCTCCAACCACGACAGCATCGAGGTTCAGTTCTATCGCTTCACTCGCGGCTCGCGTGAGTGGTACTACTGCAACGCCGATCAGGACGTGCTGATGAACGGCGTCCAGTGGTCCGCGAACCCATCGAGCCACGACGACATCAACCTGTCGGGCGAGTCTATCGTCGATACCGTTACGCTGACCGTCCCGAACACGTTCGAGCCCGCGCAGCAGTTTCGCGGCCAGTCGCCGAGCGGCGCTGTGTATCTGCGCATCTACTCGTGCCATGCTGTTTCGCTCTTCCCGATGCTCCTGATGGATACCGACTTTGCGGTTCGATGGATCGGCACAGTGTCGGACGTGCAGCAGAAAGGCGCTGACCGGCTGGCGATCATCGGTTCGACGCTCACGTCTGCATTCGACCGCGAAGGTGTTCGTCTGACGTGGAACCGTAACTGCTCCTATGCCGTCTACGACCCGGATACCTGCAGGCTAAACAAGGCCCTGTTCGCTACTGCCGTGACGATCTCGTCGCTGACCGGCAACGCGATCATGTCCGGCGACATCGCCACGAAACCTGATGGCTACTTCGACGGAGGCTTCATCGAGATTCCGGTCGCGGGCGACGTGACGCAGACTATCGGCATCGAGCTGCAGGTCGGCAACACCTTCACGCTGCTCGGCACGACGGAGAACCTGCTGCCCGGTCAGCAGATCATCGCCTATCCGGGGTGTTCGCAGACGGCCGACATCTGCCTGAACAAGTTCAACAACATCCTCAACTTCAGCGGCTACGAGGGTATGTCGGGGACATCGCCCTTTAACGGCAATCCGGTCTTCTAAGGAAAATAAAAATGGGCATCTTTTATGAAATTCTGATTCTCGTTGCGAGCTACCTGATTACCGCAGCGATGAAGCCGAAGGCGCGTAAAGCGCCCGACGCCGTGGCCGCGCTCGACTCCGACTTCACCTTCCCTCAAGCGGATGAAGGAACGCCCGAGGCGATCATTTTCGGCGAGGCGTGGCTCCCGAACTGGTCGGTCGTGTGGCACGGCAACTATCGCGGCACGCCGTATCAGCAGTCCGGCACGACCATCGGCTACTACTACGCGTTCACAATGCTCATGGGTCTGTGCCGTGGCCCTGTCGATGAGGTTGTCGAGATTGATGTTGGCGGCCGGGTCGTGAAGAAGCCTTCAGTCGATGGCTCGTCGCCCATGGATCACTCGACGACGTTCTTTCTCAACCGGGCTGACCTCTTCGGCGCGGCTCCGAACGGCAGCGGCGGCGTTCAGGGCAATGCCTACCTCCTGATGGGTGACGCCACTCAGACGCTGCCCGCGCAGATCAATTGTCTGAACGCGAACATCAACGGCTTCGACACACGCAACCTGGCCGATCTGATGCCCGGACCTCTGCCGGGCTTCCGTGGCGTGACGACGGTCGTCTACGACGGCATGGTGTCGTTCAACCAGCCGAACCCGCAACCGTGGACGTTCCGCGTTCGCCGTGCGCTGAAGGGCTGGCAGGATGACGCGCCGTTCTATCCGGCGAAGGCAGTCATCACGGTTAGCTCGGGCACGGTGACGATCCCGAATCCGCAACTCGCAGACCCGAATATCTCGGACGACGACAAGCGCAAGCTCGCCCGTACGGTGGACGTGATCGAGACGGTAAAGGGCATGAACCCGGCGCACGTCCTCTACGAAGGCATCACGAATCGCGCATGGGGTCGCGGCCTGCCTGATACTCTGCTGAACGTCGCTTCGTTCACCGATGCAGCAGACATCCTGTTCGACGAGGGCATGGCGGTTGCGACGAAGTGGGACCGCACCGGCACGCTGTCTGACTTCATGCAGACGATCCTCGACTACATCGGTGCATCGCTCTATCCGGACCCGACGACCGGCAACCTGACGTTGCATCTGGTTCGCGGCGACTACGACATCAACGCAATCCCGACGTTCACGTACACGTCCGGACTGCTGCAGGTCACAGACAACGCGGCCGGTACGGGCGACGCAGCGCTGAACCAGATCATCGTCAGCTACACGTCGCCGGTCACAGGCAAGACGGGGCAGATTCGCGCGCAGAACATCGCACTGATTCAGGCGAATGCAGGCGCTGTGTACTCCGATACGAAGAAGTACGATTGCTGCCCGAACGCCGACATCGCGGCACGCATCGCGCGTCGTGACCTGAAGGCGGTTAGCTCGGGTCTGCGTCGTCTGACCGTGCAGCTTGACCGCTCCGCATGGAAGGCCGCGATCCCCGGTGGCGTGATCCGCGTTACGGGTCTCGTAGACAATAAGATCGACGACATGGTGTTACGCATTGCGAAAGTGAAGTTCGCAGGCGGCACTGACGGCACGATTGAACTGACGACGACGCAAGACGTTTTCGCTCTCAACACGACCGCCTATCACTACACGATCGATACGCCGCCGACGTGGAAGCCGCCCGTACCGTCCGACACGGTGAAGCAGGTCCCGCCGCCGCTGATCTCGAACCTCCGCCTGCTGAAGCCGTGGGACGGCGACCAGTTCATCGTAGGCTGGGATCGAGGCGCGGATGCTGCGCACTACGACTACCAGATCATCGCGGGCAATCCGAGCAGGGTCGTCCGGTTCGTCGGCAACTCGGCACAGAACACGGCGTCGTATGACATTCAGCAGATGCTCGCGGACGGCGGGCCGTGGCGCAACATCCAGTTTCAGGTTCGTGCTGTCTCTGCCATCGGCACGGTCGGCCCGTTCTACAAGCTCGATCTCAGCAACCCGCAGATTCCGGCGCTGACTGGTATCCAGATCAGCGAAGCGATGAAGCAGGCGTTCTTTCAGTGCGACCGTCCGGCTGAAGGCGACTGGCAAGGCATTCAGGTTTTCATCTCGGACGTGTCGGGCTTCGCTCCGGACCCCGGCTCGAACCTCGTGTACAACGGGCCGAATCTGTTCGTGACGTTGACGCAACTCGCGGACGGAACACTGCTCGATCCGAAGAAGGACTACTACCTTCGCGCTGCAGGCTACGACACGTTCGGCGCTGATTCGCTGAACTACTCGTCGGAGTTGGTGTTCTCTGTCGTCGCAATGTCTCCGGATGCCGGAACGATTGTCGCGGGCATGATCGCGGACGGCGCTCTCGACATCAGCAAGTTTGCTCGCACCATCGTGCCGCCGCTGCTTGCTCAATTCCCTACCGGCTTTCCTCCGACTGCCCGGCAGGAGAGCGACGTTCTGTTCAACACGACAGACGGCAAGCTGTATCGATGGGATGTCGTGGATGGCGTGTACACGAAGCAATCGACGGCGGGCGACCTTGCGGCCGACTCCGTGGTGGCCGGAACCATCGCTGCG